TTTTTCAGTTGCTGTATTAAAAGTATCGTTTATAAGTGAATATATTGATTAATCATATAAAATAAGTAATGGTCTTGATGGTATTGTTACTTGGATTACTCCAGCCAATATGGGAACAATTTATAACGGAACAATTAGTACATTAAATGTATTAGCAACTGCTCAAGTAGAACTATATTATGACATTGTGTCAGGTTCACTTCCTCCTAATTTAGAATTATTATATAATGGAGAAATAACCGGATATGTTGCGGATCAACCTACTAATCAATTTTTAATACTAAACGAAACTACTGATTTTACTGTTACTATACGAGCATACTCTCCTGACCATCCATTATTAAATTCAAATAAAACATTTACTATATCTGTTTTACAACAATATAATCAACCAACAGATATATTATATATTAACGCTACACCTAGTATTACAGATAGAAATATAATAAATTCATTGTTAACTAATACTACCTTGATTCCTACTATAGATTTATATAGAGCAACTGATATATATTTTGGTAAAGCAACTAGTGTTGTATATGAGCATTTATATGGTGTATTTTCTAGCGATTTAGATGAATATATTGCCGCAGTGACACAAAATCATTATTGGAGAAATATAACATTGGGTGAATTAAAAACCGCGGTTGCTAAAAATAGTGCAGGTACTATTATATATGAAGTTGTATATAGTGAAATCATAGATAATTTAATAAATCCCAGTGGCGTAAGTGTTAGTAGTGAAATATATTGGCCTACTCCTATTAATTTATTTCAGGGTTCTTGGTATACTAGTGTAGATGATATATATACTAGTTATGTAAATATATTTGGTCAAGAATATTATACTAGTTTAACTCCGGGCTCGGCTACAGTGTTATATCCAAATAGTTTAATTAATATGCGTAACAGAGTGTCAGCAGTTTTGGGTCAAGAATATGATTCTTCTTTATTACCTCTATGGATGACTAGTCAACAAGCGAATGGTAATACATTAGGATATACACAAGCGTGGGTTATTTGTTATACTAAACCAGGTAAAGCAATTACTATTAAAAATAATATAAATGACAATTGGGCATATAAATTAAATCAAATTAATTTCAATATTGATAGATTTACTGTGGATAAAAGTACCACATATAACTATGATAAAACTACTAATCCTCCTACTTGGACAGGATTGCCCAGTGCTACCCCGGTACCAGATCCATTAAATAGTAAAAATTTTCATGTATTATTTCCACATAAAACTATTTTACCAAATGAATCTCAATACTAAATACTTCATGGAATATAGAATATGAGTACAATTAATACTAATGCATTAGATGTCAATTATCCAATACCGGGCGTTAACAACAACAGTCAGGGATTTAGAGATAATTTTGCATCTATAAAAACTAATTTAAACACCGCAGCCACTGAAATTACAGACTTACAAAATAAAGTAGTAGTTAAATCAGCATTGAGTGGGAGTTCATTAAACAACGATATGGCTAATACACTTATTAGTAATGCTGCAACCAGAAGTTTTAGAGCAACTACTTATAATTTAGGGAATAGTCTGTCAGGAACCGTATTAGTAGACGTATCATTGGGAGATGTTCAATATGGTACCGTTGCAGGTAATATAACATTTCAATTTGGAAATTGGGCTCCAACTGGAACACAAAGTAATGTTCAACTGCAATTGGCAATAAGTAATGCTAATTCATTTATATCTTTTCCTAGTGAAATGGTAATAAATGAAAACACCGGTGTAACAACTTTAGAAAATTTTTCAAATATTGCAGGTGTGGCTACTGTTTCTATTCCGTATAATATTAGTCAACTTGATTATAGAATAAGTACCGTTGATTGTGGAAATAGTTTGTTGGTAGAACCCTATAACAGACCAAGAATAGATACTCAAATTCAAAATAATCGTCTTGTTCCCCCAACTGGATTTCGAGGAGATGTGCCTGGCACTGTAGTAGCAAGTCAGTCATTGGATCAACTACCCATAACTATTTCCAACGCCGCAGATTATTTTACTACTACAGGAAATACGACACAATTATATACTGATATGCCTATTACTTTTTCCGGCACTAGCTGTGAAGCAAGTATTGCAGTTGGTACAACATATTATGTTAGAAATGTCGTTTCTGCCACTACGTTTTCAGTTTCTTCTACGTTAGGCGGTGCCAATATTAATTTAGCAGGTAATTCGTCATTAACTAGTACAATGTACGGGAATCCGGTAAATTATGTTTATATATGTACTGACACATATAATTCTACTAGTTATTTAAAAAATGTTAGCAATACTACAGTGACTACTAATGCTGTCACGTTAGATAATATAACTAATTTAACAGTTAATGCTCCAATTATTTTTACTGCCAATATAGGTGGAATATATGCTAATACAGTATATTATATTAAAGCAATATCTAGTCCAAATATTACAGTTAGTCAATCTAGAACCAATGGAGTTGCGGACACCGTAGTTACTTTAAGTTCTAATTCAACTGCCACTACTGCAACAGCATATGTCGGTAATGATATATGGAAAAAAATAGTTGCCACAACCTGGTAATAAATATATGAGTGGAACACCCATTCATATCTAATCTTAAAGACAAGTCAGTAGACGAGTTGCAAAAAACTATATCAGAATTAACGGGCAAATTGTCATTTGCTTATAGAATCTTGAATCAACCATTAATACATCAACTACGCATGGCTATAGAAAGTTATAAAGTAGAATATAATCGTCAAATGGATGAAATGATTAAAAAACAAGAAATACATAATAAAATTCAAATAAACAAGGATAAGTAAATTGAACACAATGCGTCATAGAATAAAACAACATTTTGCTTTTCAAGCAGCAGTGTATGTTGAAGAGACATTTTTAATGAACATCTATGAAATAACTTTAGAAATGCATGTTGTTACCGGAGATAGTAAAGAACAAAATATTGCAATGTCTCGCATAAATTATATGATAGAGGACTGTTTTCAAAATTGTGTATTTGTACACCAAACTGAAACTGCGGTTATTGAAAAATATATGGCAGCAAACTTAAAAGTTTCTACTACTCCAGATGAACCATATGACCAGTTACTGGCTATATTATTATTAACTAAATTAAATATAATTACTGAAGGAAGATTGTTGATAACTGATATAACTTTAAGTTCTGGATTGAGTGATGGTATTAAGTTTTTATATAGTCCTGCACTAGAACATACTCCATTAACAACTGGTATTTTCAATTGGTGGAACGAACTGAATACTAAAATTGTTGACTTTCCAAAAAGAGAAACTAAAAAAGAAAAAATAGTTAAATTGGTCAAAAAAACAAACGATTGGGCTCATTTAAATTTAGAATGGCAAGAAAAAACATTACCAACATCTCAAATTATTTTTACCGATAAATAACCAAATACATTGCTTTTCATGCAAATTTGTGTTAATATTAATCTATGAAAATAGATAGATATGGGCAATCAATTTTAAATGAGTCAGATTTGTGTCATTTGTTTTTAAACGACCCCACTAAAATTTTTAATAATGTAGTACTAGTAGATTCCCCGATAGAATTCACCGAATGTTTGACAATAGAGAATATACCTGATTTAAAGGTATACACTGAATTAGATTTATCAGTAAGCCAGTTTGATTCTATATGCCAAGCAACTTGGTTTATGCCAAAAGAATATTATAGTATGGATATTGCTAAATGGGTATTAGAACAATGTACTTCTGAACCTGAGTTGCAACGAGCCGGCGAAGAATTAATTATGTTCCAAGAACGAGATATGTTTACATTATTACAATATTTAAAATATCTAGTTGATGTTATGCGTAAAAATAATATTATATGGGGAGTGGGTAGAGGTAGTAGTGTATCTAGTTTTGTATTATTCCTAATAGGAATCCACAGAATAAATAGTTTACATTATCAATTGTCAATTGATGAGTTTTTAAAATAAAGGAAATATATGTCAAAGTATAGAACAGCACAGGGTAAATTAGTTGATATGAGTGCGCTCCAAGCAAAAAACGAACGTACTAGAGCCGTAGGGAATATGAAGGTCAATGCCAGAGGTGATACCATTGATTCTAATGGAAAAATTATTGTCCCTGTGACCACTAAGGTAAATTCTATATATTCAAAAACGGTAGGCAATAAATCGGCTAACAAATTACGAGAGCAGATACGTGTGGATGCTCCGATTGCACAAAACGTATTAAATGAGACATTAACTGTTTCGGAGCGTGAATTAGAAGATGCATTAGAAGATGATATTGCAGTTGAAAAAATTAAAGCTATGGATGTGAAAAAATAATATGGAAAAGAAACTAGCATTTGCCCCTCATAAAATACGTTCATTAACTCCACTTAATGATACAATATTAGTAGATGAGATGAAGTTTGACGAGCGAATTACGTCAGGCGGTATTGTATTGTTAAATGATGATATGAAAAGTGCAGGAATTCGCCCAAGATGGGCAAGAGTTTACGCCATTGGACCCAAACAAACCGATGTTCAAATTGGGCAATATGTCCTAATTACTCACGGTAGATGGACTCGTGGTGTTAAAATTGAAGATGAACACGGCGAACGCACTATCCGTAAAGTAGACAATGATGATGTACTTTTAATTAGTGATGAGCCAGTAGATGATTTAACATTGAGTGATAAGGTATATTAATGATTAATTGGATAAAAAGACAACTATATAATTTGGGAACTAATTCCTATCCTAGCACGGATAGGAAAAATGTAATATCGGCAAGAAGGGGAAACCATGGTATAACTGAGTTTAACTCCGATCCATTACGGTTGAATATATATTTTGCCTCTGGTGGAACGATTGTGGAAAGTTGTATGTTTGATCGTAAGACTGATCATACTCAATCTAAACTACATATTGTGGGACCAGATGAAAACTTAGGTGAAAGTATTGGACATATTATTACCCTTGAACTTTTGAAAAAATGAAAAATAACCTTTGGACAGAAAAATATAGACCTAACACAACTGCGGATTATGTGTTTGTTGATGACAGGCAACGCAGTCAAGTATTAGATTGGATTAAACAAGAAAGTATCCCTAATTTATTACTAAGCGGAGATCCTGGCACAGGAAAAACTACACTAGCAAAAATTCTAATTAATGAATTGGGTGTGGAAAGTTATGATGTATTAGAAATTAATGCTAGTCGTGAAAACGGAGTGGATGTAATACGAAACAAAATTGTAGGGTTTGTTCAAACAATGCCATATGGAACCTTTAAGGTCGTATTACTTGATGAAGCAGATTATTTAACTGCTGCGGGTCAAGCTATGCTTAGGCATGACATGGAAGAATATAGTGCTACTGCTAGGTTTATACTAACATGTAATTATCAACATAAAATTATTCCAGCATTAAAAAGTAGGTGTCATGAATTTCATATTGCTAAAACAGATAGAAATGAATTTACTGCTAGAGCAGCAACCGTACTAGCAACTGAAAATATTGATTTTGAGTTAGATATATTAGATAATTATGTTAGGGGGACTTATCCCGATTTGCGTAAATGTTTAAATCAATTACAAGTAAATAGTAGTTCGGGTAAACTATTATCACCGCAGGCAGAAGGGTCTAGTGAAAATGAACTAATGATAACTGCTACCCAGTTGTTTAAATCGGGTAAAATTATTGAAGGTAGACAACAATTAATGCAATATTTAAGTTTATACCCCACCCGAATTGAAGAAATTTATGTGTGGGCATATTCTAATTTGGATTTATGGTCATCTACTAATAAAGGTAAAGATGCTGCTATTATTATTATTAGAAATGGATTGTCTACTTTGCCGCTAGTGGGTATACCGGAAATAGCGATAGCAGCAACTTTATGTGAATTGACTACAATATGAGATATTTATTAATACAATTTATACGAAAACCGGGAGGGCAAATTGACGAACAAATTACTGTTTCTAAAAAAGTTAAACCCGCAGACTTACAAACAATGAATGTCATTCTAGACTATGCTAAAAAAAAGATAGATAAATG